GAAAAAGAACATCGTGGTCGTATTCCATGCCACCGAGGAAAAGGACGGCGACAACACCCGCCTCCGCATCAAGGTCGAAGGCCAGACCAAAAACAACGTCTGGGAGCCCATGGATCTGGGCGGTTTCGTGGAGATGTACGGGAACGACCGCACCATCGGCTTCTCCAACTGTGAGCGGTATTTCGCCAAGGGCACCCGTGGCATCCACGGCGTTTATAAGATTCCCGCCCTTGGCCCCGGCAGCCAGAATGACTTCCTGACCAAGCTGTTCGAGGAATATAACAGCAAGGCCGCTGAGGAAGTAGCTGCAAACGCCAAGGAAAACGAGGCGTACGAACAGGTTATGCAGGAGGGCAGCAAAATCATTGCTGGCATCAAGGATGCAGACACCGTCAACGCCGCTATGCAGCCGTTCAAGAACTTGCAGCATCACCTGACTTCCAGCCGGGAACTGAACGCTATGTGGAAAGCCAAAATCGCAGCCCTCGGTTTGGTATTCGATTCCACCGAAGTCAAGTATGTTCCTAAGCCCACAGAGGAGGCACAGTAAATGGCTGCATACCTCATTACTCACTCGCTGCTGTCCTCGTGGCTGCACCTTATCCGGGAGAATCCCTACGAGGATTTGACCACCGAGGGTGACCCTCTGGCGGAATTCATGCTGGTGCTGAAACGTGAGCCTACACCTCGCACCGAGGCCATGCAGAACGGCATCGACTTTGAGAACCTCGTGACTGCCATTGTCAACGGCCACGATGACCCCAACAATCCGTGGAGCTGGGCTGCCGGGCAGATTGCTGCCATCATCAATGGTGGACAGCTGCAGTTCAAAGCCCGCCGGAAGATTCAGGTGCGGGGCATGGATGTGGTTCTGTATGGCCGCCTCGATGCCCTGAAAGCTGGCACCATCTATGACGTCAAATTCAGCAAGGGCTACGAGCGCGGAAAGTTCTATTCCAGCACCCAGCACCCAACCTATATGCTGCTCATCCCGGAAGCGCAGACGTTTTCCTACCTCGTCAGCAACGGCATGGACGTTTGGACGGAGTGCTACCGCAGGGATGAAACGCCGGATATTTGCCCCATCATTTCGGACTTCTTCGACTGGTTGGATGCTTTCGGTCTGATGAACGTGTTCAAGGAGCACTGGAAAGCCTTATGACCGGGCGTCTGGTCGATATGAGTTTCAGTTTGAACCGCAAGCAGCGTATCACGCTGGAAGTTGATTCTGATTTCCGAAGTCTGTGGGACAAGCTGAATCAGGAGCCGGATTTTGTCATCGAGGAGCGCCCGGGAAATGTGTTCCCGACAGAGGCCAGCGGTGAGACCGGGGAAAGTTATG